GATTACCGCGTGTTTGGTGCGGACTTAAACGCTCATATGATTGAGTTGGGTCAAAAGCATTTCGGGTTTTACGCAAACGAACTGGTGTGTGGCTCAATATCTAAGCTACCGGTTTTGACTGAAAGTGTGGATTTAGTCCACACCGCCCAAGTTTTAGAGCATATCCCCCAAGAACACATGGACGACATATTGCAGGAGTTTGCCCGCGTTCTGCGCCCAACCGGTCGGGTGTTTATCTGCTTGGACGCTGTCAAGGACGGTGAAACCAAAGAAATGTATATGGGCGACCCAACCCACGTTAATATTCAACCGATAGCATATTGGTATAGGCTCTTTCACAAGCATGGGTTTATGTTTGACGTTGAGGCTTACAACCGATTCGTGCGGTCAGAATACAAACCCACAGAAGAACAAAAATTCAATTTTTTTGACGAATATCCTTATTGGAGTGTGTGGATTTTGCAAAAAACCTAATATAATTGCATAACTACAGGAGTTTCTATGCAAGAAAACTGCTCACTATTCTTGGCCGCGTTGCTACATTCAGCAACCAACACCCACTTTTTTCATTGGAGTACGGACTCCTATGCAAAGCACCAAGCGCTCGGCGAATACTACGACGAGATAGTAGATTTGGTTGACCAATTGGCTGAGTCATACATGGGCAAATATGGCAAGCTGACCAGCTTTCCGAGCGCATATCATCAACCGACCGACCCTGTTAAATACCTAGAATCATTGCAAAAGTTCGTGGCTGAAGGCCGCATGGACTTGCCGCAAGACTCTGAATTGCAAAACATCATCGATGAGATTGCAGACCTAATCAACACCACAACCTACAAACTTAAGTTTTTAAAGTAAAGGACACATCATGCCACTAGATAAATCAGGCTCTGCCAAATCAGTCGGTATTAACATGAAAAAAGAAATGAAGGCTGGCAAGCCAAAGAAACAGGCTGTTGCCATCGCTTTGAACGTTGAGCGCGATAATGCTAAAGGCACCCGCAAAGCCAAGCTAGAAGAGGCTTACGGTCGCTTTTTAGGCAAGCGCGACGAAAAAGAGAAGATGTAATGAGCAGGCGCGACCAAATTCGTGCGGCGATGGATAAGCACGATAAGCCTATTGCTAAAACAACCAAAGGCAAAGGTCGCCACTATTTAAGCGTTGAAGAGGGCGCCGGCATGACTGCGGCGGGGCGCGAAGCCTACAACCGCAAGAACAACGCAAACCTAAAGGCACCAACCCCAAGCGGCCCACGACATGACAGTTTCTGTGCAAGGTCTAAAGGCTGGACAGGTGAGCGTGGTAAAGCCGCAAGAGCAAGGTGGAAATGCTGATGAAAAACGGACTTTATGCCAATATTCACCGTAAACGCGCTCGTATTGAGGCGGGTTCAGGCGAGCGTATGAAGCGTGCTGGCGAGGAAGGTAGACCATCCGCTAAAGACTTTAAAGAAGCGGCTAAAACCGCCAAGAAACCCCGCAGACAAATAATCGCTGACGCTATGAAGGATATGTGATGTTTAAAAAAGAAAAGATAAAGCCTGAAAACTCGCTTTTGCAACCGCATAAAGAGTCAACGCTAGAAAAGAATCAAAAGGCGCGAGAGAAACGCAAAGCCATGCTAATGAAGCATTTTAATAAATTTGCGAAGGACATCGCATAGCTGTACAATTTAAGCATCATTAACTAATCACTTGGTTAACCATGCAAATACAAGAAGTCGCTGTAGAAGCGTTAATCCCTTACGCTAAGAACTCAAGAACCCACTCCGATGCTCAAGTGGCGCAAATTGCCGCAAGCATAAAAGAGTTCGGGTGGACTAACCCAATCCTGATTGATGGCACCAAAGGCATAATTGCCGGACATGGCAGGCTGATGGCCGCCCGCAAGCTGGGCTACGATAAGGTTCCGGTTATACAGCTAAAGGATATGACCGAAAGCCAAAAGAAGGCTTATGTCATTGCAGACAACCAGCTGGCTATGAACGCAGGCTGGGATATAGATTTATTAAAAATAGAGGTGGCCGACTTGCAAGAGGACGGATTTGACCTTGAACTGCTGGGCTTTGATAACAAGATGCTGGACTCCTTGTTGGAGCCGGAGGTCAAAGACGGTTTAACGGACGAGGACGCTGTTCCTGAACTGCCAAAAGAACCCAAGACTAAGCTGGGCGACATCTATATCTTGGGTGAACACCGCCTGATGTGCGGGGATAGCACCAGCATTGAGGCAGTAGAAAAGCTGACCGATGGCTTGGTAGATATATTGGTGACAGACCCGCCTTATAACGTCAATTATGAGGGCGCGACCAAAGATAAGCTGAAAATTATGAACGACAGCATGGACGACGAACAGTTCCGTCAGTTCTTGCGTGATGCCTTTGTTGCGGCAGACGCAGTCATGAAACAGGGCGCGGTTTACTATATTTGGCACGCAGACTCAGAGGGTTATAACTTTCGGGGCGCCTGTCGTGATGCCGGCTGGAAGGTAAGACAGACCCTAATATGGGCAAAAGACAGCATGGTCATGGGACGTCAGGATTACCATTGGAAGCATGAACCCTGCCTTTATGGCTGGAAAGAGGGCGCGGCTCACCTTTGGGCGGCAGACCGTAAACAAACAACCATTATTGAATGCAAGAAACCAAGGGTAAACGACATTCACCCCACCATGAAGCCTGTGGAACTGATGGAATACCAAATACTGAACAACACCAAAGGACAGGACGTTGTGTTGGACTTATTTGGGGGTAGCGGCTCAACCCTTATTGCTTGCGAGAAAACCGGCAGGAAAGCCCGTTTAATGGAATTAGACCCCAAGTATTGCGACGTCATCGTAAAGCGTTGGGAAGAATTCACAGGTAAGACAGCTGAACTTTCGGAGTTATAAAATGGCTCAAGGTAAAACGCACGTTCCTACAAAAGACAGCAGGGAAACCGCCAAGCGCCTATCTGCGTTGGGTGTCCCACATGAGGACATAGCCACAAGGCTAAAAATCAGCGCCGACACGCTGGTCAAGTATTACAAAGAAGAACTTGATGAGGGCAGGATTGATGCCAACGCGGCTATTGCAGGCACCCTGTTCCAACAGGCTAAAAAGGGTAATACTGCGGCGGCAATCTTTTGGTTAAAGACCCGCGCCCGCTGGAAGGAAACTCAGGTCAACGAGGTGTCCGGTGCAGACGGTGGCGAGATAAAGATTTCATGGGCAGATGCCTAATATCAAGCTAAAGTATCGTCCGCGCCCAATATTTGAGGACTTTCATTCACGCAAACAACGCTGGGCAGTTATCGTGGCACACCGCCGCGCAGGAAAGACTGTCGCCTGCATCAACGAACTAATCGTCAAAGCCCTGCTGGAAAAGAAGCCAAACGCTCGGTATGCATACATAGCGCCATACTATGCCCAAGCGAAAACGATTGCTTTTGACTATTTAATGCAGTTTTCTGAGCCTTTCAGAAAGCGCCACAACGTATCCGAACTGTGGGTTGAACTGGTCAATGGCGCCCGCATAAGGCTGTTTGGCGCTGACAACCCTGATGCTTTGCGGGGTTTATACCTTGATGGGCTTATCTTGGACGAGTACGCAGATATGAAGCCCAGCGTGTGGGGTAGCGTCCTGAGACCCTTATTATCAGACCGCATGGGTTGGGCTGTGTTTATCGGCACACCAAAGGGCCACAATGCTTTCTACGATATATATCAGTACGCAAACCTGAACAAGGACGGGTGGTTCTGCAAAACCTTGCGTGCCAGCCAAACCAATATCATCGCCCAGCCTGAATTGGACGATGCCTTGAAGTCCATGACGATAGACCAATATCAACAGGAGTTTGAATGCTCATTTGAGGCGGCAATCTTGGGCGCCATATATGGCACCGAACTGCGCCTGCTTACCGATGCCAACCGAATCACCAAGGTCGAGTGCGACACCATGTTTCCGGTTCATACTGCTTGGGACTTGGGCTTTAACGATGCAACAGCCATTTGGTGGTATCAGGTCGTCCATGGTGAGATACGAGTGCTTGACTACCATGAGGCGCATGGCCAACCCATCATCTACTATGCCAACCAAATCAAAGAGCGTCCGTACGAATATGGCACGCATTGGTTGCCGCACGATGCACGAGCCAAGACCTTGGCAAGCGGTGGCAAATCAATAATTGAACAATTAATTGACAAATTACCCCAAAAAAGTGGAA